TACTACCAGTTGACGCAAGAAGCCATGATGAATCCTGACTTCAAAGATCCGACTAAGGTTGATCTGCGCAAATACTTTGACAAGCTGTCACCTGGTGACCGCAATCACTTCATCAATTTGCAACGCACGATTGGCACAAAGAACGAAGCGCCAGAGGCAGTGACAACGCAACAGCAGATCAATGCGACAACCAAACAACTTGGCCTGAAAGATGAGAAGGCTGGCATGTTCACGCAAGAGGCCAACAAAGCATTGTTTGCGGCTCAAGTGAACAAGGGCGGAAAGCTGAACCAGGCAGAGCGCCAAAAGGTTCTTGATGGCCTTGTGCTTGAAGGTGAAGTGCTCAGTGGTTCATTCTTCTTGCCTGACAAAAACATGCGCCGCTACGAGGCTCGCGCCCGTGGTGAAGAAGCTAAGTTTAAGCCAGAGTTTACTGATGCACAACGCACACGCGCAAGCGAAGCGCTCAAGCGCAACGGTGTATCAAACCCAACCAAATCACAGATTGATGCAGTGCTATTTGAAACTTACGGCATTGAGCAGAAGTAATAGGACACAACGACATGATGCTAGTACCTGATGATGAATTCAACGCCGCCGCCGCACGAATTGCCGGTGTAAAAAAAGCACCGACACTTGATGAGTCAGCCGCCAATGTAATCGATGGCCAGCGCACGCAACTGCGCACCAGCTTGTATGGCGCACTCGATGCAAATCCTGATGAGGCCGCACGCGCAAAGAATCTATCAAACAAGTCTGGCATCCCTGTCGACATCGTCCAGCGCAACTACGCACAGGTCAATCGCAATGTGCAACTCAATGAGTTCGACGAAACACTCAAGCGCTCGCCATTGCTTGGCCAATGGTTAAGCAACCCAAACAACGCCAAGATCTCGCACGATGACTCGAGCAACCTAGCTGGTATCGAGCGTGAGTACGGCACGATCAAACCGATCGAGCGCTCATTCCTAGAAGAGATCACCGAACCATTCCAGCGTGGCTATGCGCGATTCAAGAAGGGCTTCTCGCTCATGCTTGATGACACGGCCATGATGAAGGGTTTGCAAAATCGCCAGAAGGCGGCGGCTGAAGCCAATGGCATCACATACGATCCAAAAATTCAGCAGTCTGTCAACCTGGCCAACTATCAGCGCAACATTGAGAAGTTTCCGATGCCTCAGAATGTTGAGCGCGGGCTACAAGAGATTGGCGAAGCAAAGAGTTTTAGCGAGGCTTTTTCTGCCATTGTGTCAAACCCTTCCGCAGTCAAAGAAGTAATTTTTGAATCGATCGGTATTGGCGCACCAGGCCTTGCTGTGACTGCCGCATCCGTGCCCATGGGTCCATTGGCCGTGGCCACTGCCGCAGGTACCACCAGCTTTTTCACAGAGTACGCGGCAACGCTTGATGAAGTTTTGACTTCTGGCGGCGCTGATATGAAAGATCCCAATGCTGTCTACAAAGCATTGACCGATGACAAGTTGATGGCCGAAGCCAAAGACAAAGCGCTGAAGCGTGGCGTGCCCATTGCATTGTTTGATGCATTGACTGCTGGCATGGCTGGCAAGTTACTCAAGGGCGCCCGCCCGACAGCATTGAGTGTTGGCACTCGAGTTGTTGGTGAAGGCGCAGTGCAGGCCGCAGGCGGTGCCGCTGGTGAAGCAACAGCCCAAGCATTGACTGGAGAATTTAAGCCGGGCGAGATCTTGCTCGAGGCATTCGCAGAAATCCCAACCGCATTGGTCGAGGTGCCTGGCAACTATCGCGGCACCATGTTGCAGGCCGAGTCTGCCGAGCGCAGTGCCAAAGCATTTGAAAAGGTGCAAGAGTTTTCACGCGCCAGCAAGGTACGCGCACGCAGTGCTGAAACCTTTGGCGAGTGGATTGACCAGGTAAGCCAGGAGACTGATGTCACCACGGTTTACATCAGCGGCGAAACGCTCAAGCAATCTGGCTTGGCCGAGCGCGTGGCAGAAGTGTCGCCATCCGTGCGCGATCAAATAGACACAGCCGTTGCAACCGGTGGCGACATTGCCATTCCTGTGACCGAGTACCAAACCAACATTGCGCCGACTGAGTTCAGCACAGCGCTGATCGACGACCTGCGCATTGAAGGCGAGATGATGACCCGCCGCGAGGCACGCGAGTTCATCGACAACCAGGCTGAGATCATGAAGACTCAGATGGAGGCCAACGCCAAAGTCGAGATGACAAACAAGGACTTTGTGAAGTCTGCGCGTGAGGTCGAGAATCTGATGTACCAGCAGGTCAAAGCGACCAAGCAGTACACCGACAACGCGGCACGAATCAATGCACAACTTGTGCGTGACTTTGTGGTGACCCAATCAGCGGCACTCAAGATCATGCCGACCGAGTTCTACAACCGCTACATGTACCGCGTCGAGCGAGCAGAAGGCCAGCCTGGTGGCATGGCGCTGTTCAATCAAGATCAACGCGTGGTCATCGACAGCGTGCCATTCCGCAATTGGATTGGCTCGTCCATTTTCCAAGACGAAACCGGCGCACCACAAACGCTGTACCACGGCACCGCAGACAATGTCACATCGTTTGACCCAGACCATCCGAACCGCAAAGACAGCGGCTGGCTTGGCACTGGTGTTTACTTGACTGACAGCCCAGACATGGCCGAGGTTTACGCCATGCAAAAGCGCCGCACTGGCACTGCTGGCGAGAATGTCATGCCGCTGTATGCGCGACTTGAGAATCCTTACATGGCCACCATGGAAGACAAGACTCGCATTCGTGCTGGTGGCCGCGAAGCCGCTGATGCATTCACTGCCGAACTGCAAGCCCAGGGCTACGACGGCGTGATCCTGGAAGTGGCGCCAGATGCACGCGAGATCGTGGTGTTCGACAACACCGCAGTCAAGTCGCCATTCAACGATGGCACATGGTCGCGTGAGAACGCAGACATCCTGCGCCAGGGTAACCAGGTATTGCAAACTGAGTCGCTGACAGACGCCGACGCAATCAACTCTGAAGAAGATGCAGAGGCCGACGATGTGGCCGCGATCGAAGCGCAGGCAGAAATTCCTGTGACTGTCGAAGACCAGGCCGAACTCAAGAACGCACTCGAGGTGGCAAAGAGCCAGGTTTGGAACAAGGGCCGCGACCTAAAGATGACGATTCAGACCGCAGTGCAACAAGCCGCGACTGAAGCCGGCGTCGATGTCTCTGTGCCATCACCACAAACGACTGACTACCTGGTGCGCGTGGGCCTTAAGGACGCATTGTTTGCGCTCGAGCAAAACCCAAACGCGATCGGTTGGTACGACGAGAAAACACGCCAGGCTTTGGCCGTCATGGCATTGGTGCACCCAGAGATCGCGACCAATGAAGACGCACGCTTTGCATTTACCTGGGCGCTGGCTGTCACATCCAACGGCTTGAAGGTCGACAAGAACTTTGAACTGGCCGAGAAGGCGTACAGCTACTACAAAGAAAACAAGGTCATGCCCACCAACATCAAAGGTGGGCAGGCCCAGGGCGCGATCAATGATTCGCTTGCCCTGTTCAACGAATTGGTCGGCGCCTGGGGTATCAAGAACCTGCGCCAGTTCATGCAGACCAACTTCACCGTGGGCGAGATCAGCGCGATCAGCAAAGACCTTAAGCCAGGCGGTGAGCACGCAGACACCATGGTCAAGGGCGCGGCCATCATTGGCCCCAAGATCGGCAACGGATTTTTCTCCAACCTGTATGGCGACTTCAGTTCCCTCACGATGGACCGCTGGCTGGTTCGCACCTGGGGCCGCTGGACCGGCACGCTCATCAAGAGCCTGCCCAAGCATGTGGAGACGGCTACCAACCGCCTGAACGCGGCAATCCGTAGCGCGACACCAGAACAGGCCACACGCCTCTCTGAGGTCATCGGCATGGACATTGCCAACACTGAGGTCAATCGCCTGGCTGACGCCATCCAAAAGGCCTCCATGGACCCCAAACTGCGCGAGCAGATGAACGAGTCCAAGGTTGGCGAAGAGATCCGCAAGGCCGGCAACAGCTTGGCCAAGTACAACGATGGCCAAAAGGAAGCCCCGGCTGGACCTCATGAGCGCACCTACATTCGCTCTGTCTTCTCCCAGATCCTGGCTGAGTTGCAGGCTGATCCAGCCTATGCCGACCTGACCATGGCCGATTTGCAGGCCGTGCTCTGGTACGCAGAAAAACGACTCTACGAATCAGCCAAAGACAATAATGTTGACCAAGAGTCAACAGACGGGTATAGTGATGAAGATGCCCCAGATTACGCCAACGCCGCCGCAGGTGTTGCGCGTAGCTTGGGTGTTTCCGATCGCAAGATCAATAACGCATTAAAGAAGGAGTCCAAAGATGAACGCGCAAGACGAGCACGACTACAGGATGAGCAAGCGCAGGTCGCTGGAGGGGAGCAGGCCGAAACTGGAGGCTTTACTCAAAGAGAAAAACGGCTCTTTGCAGGCGCAGTCGCAACCAGAATTGCAAGATCCAATCGAAGCGGCGATCAAAAACAATCCTGGTCTTACACGGCAAAAAGCAGTGGAGATGGCGGAAAAGTTCGGGTTCTAAAAAGCCAACTTGTCACCTACTCTCAAGAATGGAAAGCAGGCGCAGGCCTGGCCCGCGTGTACCGCAACAACGGTATCAAGGTGCCCAAGTTCTACGAGTTGGAGCAAGGCAACGCACAGAATGCACAACGATTCTCTGAATCCATCACAGCCAGCAAGCAAGCCAGTGGAGACATGGGCGCGGCTGTCTTCGTCTACCCAGTCGAGGATTACCAAGGCATGCGCCTATTCTTGGCTGAAGACGGCTTGTCCGGCGTCGCTGTCAAACCTGATGGCGACATCGTGTCGGTGTTTTCCCAGGCTGGCGCTGGCCGCTCTGTCATGGAGTTGGCCGTGGCCGCAGGCGGTACCAAGCTGGATGCATTCGAGACGATCCTGCCTGAGTTCTACGCCGCGCATGGATTCGTTGCGGCTTCTCGTTTACCCTGGGATGACACCCAGGCGCCAGAAGGCTGGAATAAGGAAGCGTTTGCCGACTTCAACAATGGCGAGCCGAATGTCGTCTTCATGGCCATGGACCAGTCGTACTACGGCTGGCACAAGATCAGCGATGGCAAGAAGTCCAAGACCTATGACGATGCTGTCGCAGATCAAAACCGCGCTGTAAAGCGCAACAAGAAACGAAAGGAAGATCATGGAAAACCCGCAGTCTTTGCCCAATCAGGAACCGGAGCAGGCGGCGTTCAACGCCTACGAGCAAGCGATCTCGATGTTGCCCAACGATATGGCACAGCCAGGGATGGAGCAACTTCAGTCCTTGGTGTCCACTATTCAAAACAACCTCGGAATAGTCTTGCCGGATTCGCCTACGGAACAGGCTTAAAAGGCGCAGAGGCTGGCCGTCTGGCTGGCGCCGACTCTCGCCTATCTAATCGCATCCACTTCTATGTGGACACCGGCAACGGCATTCGCCCAGAGGCTGGTGTCGGCGGCAATGTGCACGCCGTTTATCTGGACAACCTATACGACGCGGCGGCTGACCCGCTTGGCCTGCGCGCCCAGGCATCAGCCGGTGGCCGTGATGACCGTGGCCAATGGTTTAACGCGGTCGAGTCCGCAATCATCGATGCTGGGTTTAATGGTGTCTACATCCCAGGCGCTGGTGGTGATCAAGGTGTGGCCGTGCTACTTGGCCCGCAACACAAGGGTGTACCCGTTGAACAGCATGGCATGCACGCAATGCCTGCCGCAGGCGCGTATACGACCCCTGCAAGCACCAAACGCAAATATTCAATGCTCTCGTCAGAGATCCGCAAATTCGAGGCCCAGGAGGCTGAAATTAAGGCGGCGGCGCCATCGGCTGACATGCGCTCCGGAACCTTGACATTTGACGAGGCCGACGCAGAAGCAGTGGCCAAGTTTTTTCCACCTTCTGCCCAGGCTCAAATCCTGCGCCAGCCAGAGCGCGGCGGGTTCGATCCGAAACGATTGACCACAATCCTCAACGATAAGGCGGATATGTCCACCTTCCTGCATGAGACTGCGCACTTTTTCTTGACGGTGTACGCCGACATGGCCTCGCGCCCAGACGCTACCGAGCAGAACAAGCAAGACATGCAGACCGTGCTCGACTGGTTTGGCATCAAAGACCTGGCCACCTGGAATGCGCTGTCGCTCGATGAGCAACGCAAGTACCACGAGCAGTGGGCCTATAACTACGAGATCTACCTGTTTGAAGGCAAGGCTCCAAGCCTGCAAATGCAATCGATGTTTGAGCGTTTCAGCGCCTGGTTGCGCCGCGTTTACAAATCGATCCGCGACGAACTCAATCAGATCTACCGCCAAGAGAACGGCGAAGACTTGCCGATCCTGACCGGTGAGGTGCGTGAAGTCATGGACCGCATGCTGGCCAGCGAAGAGCAGATCAAGCAATCCGAAGCCGTCAACAGCATGGTGCCCATGTACCAGACTCAGCAAGAGTCCGGCATGGACGACACCGAGTGGGCCGCGTACCAAGCAATGATGGCCGAGGCCACAGAGGCATCGATCACTGAGTTGACACAGGCCAGCCTGCGCCAATTGAAGTGGCTTGGCAATGCTCGTTCTCGCGTGCTCAAAGAGATGCAGGCCAAGACGGCTGACATCCGCAAAGGCGTGCGCGAAGAGGTGGCCGCAGAAGTTCAAGAGGACCGCGTCTATGTGGCCATGGAATTCTTGAAGCGCGGCATCACCAAAGATGAAAACGGCCAAGACATCCAGGCATTGACTGGGCACAAACTCAAGATCGCCGATGTAAAGGCGCTCTATCCTGAAAGCAAAGAGTCGCTGACGCCTGCGCCTGACCTGACAAAACTAGGTTACGGCAAGTACGGCATGCTGGCTGAAGATGGTTTGCCACCTGACTTGGTTGCATCTATGTTTGGCTTTGACTCTGGCGATCAATTGGTTCGCTCATTGCTCGATGCCAAGCCGATCAAAGAAGAGATCGATGGCCGTACAGATGCAAGGATGCTTGCGGAATACTCAGACCTATTGGACCCGGCCAGCATTGAGTTGGAAATCCAGAAGGCACTGCACAACGAAGCACGCGCCAGATTTGTGGCCGTCGAGTTGCGCTACCTGGCCAAGGCAACACAGCCTGCGCGCCTGATGATTCAAGCCGCCAAGACTGCGGCCAAGTCAATCATTGGCAACAAGATCATCAGCGAGATCCGCCCGCGTGACTACACCTTGGCAGAGGCTCGCGCATCCAAGGAAAGCATCAAGGCATCCAAAGCCGGCAAGACTACTGAGGCCGCGAAGGCCAAGCAAAACCAATTGCTCAATAACCAGTTGTCGCTCGAGGCGGTCAACGCACGCAAAGAAATCGACAAGGCCATTGACGGCTTTGCCAAGATTTTCAAAGGCGATGCCAAGATGGCCAAGAATCGCAACATCGATCTGGTCAACGCCGCACGCTACATCCTTGGCCACTATGGCCTTGGCCCGCGTGATGTCGATCCTGCAAAGTTTGTCGAGCAACTCAAGTCATACAACCCAGACCTGTATGCAGACATCGAGCCAATCTTGCTCGAGTCCACCGCTGGCCCACGCAACTACAAGAAGTTGACGCTGAACGAATTCCGTCAAATGAAGGAAATCGTTGATGCGTTGTGGTACCAGTCCAAGCGTGAAAACGAAGTCATGATTGAAGGCAAAGCAGTTGCGCTTGATTCGATCATTGCAGAACTCAATGCGCGACTTGATGAGATTGGCGTACCTGAAGAGGTTGCCGGCGAACGCATGGCGCCTGGTCCAAAAGAAAAAGCCATCCGCGCCCTGTACAACGCCAAGGCATTGACTCGCAAGGTTGAACACTGGGCTGATGCAACAGACGGCCCTGGTGGCCCTGGTCCATTCACCAATTACATCTGGCGCCCACTGCGTGCCGCGCTTGATCAATACCGCGTTGACCGCAACCGCTATGTCAAAGACTATGTCGACATGATCTCTAAGCTGGATCTGCCAGTGCAAAAGATCAATGCGCCAGAGTTGAACTACACATTCGGCAACGAGAACGGCGGCATCGGCAAGGCAGAAGTGCTTGGTGCATTGATGCACATCGGCAACGACAGCAACATGAAGAAGCTGATTGCTGGTCGCGGCTGGGGCCAAATCAACGAAGACGGCTCTGTCGACACCTCGCGTTGGAATACTTTCATGAACCGCATGATTGATGAAGGCGTGCTTACCAAAGCCGACTTTGATTTTGTGCAAGCAGTATGGGATCTAAATGAAGAACTCAAGCCTATGGCGCAAGAGGCGCATCGCGAGATCTTCGGCTACTACTTCAAAGAAGTCGAGGCTCGCCCAGTGGTTACACCGTTTGGCACATACCGTGGTGGCTATGTTCCAGCGAAGACTGACCCCTTCATAGTTCGCGACGCACAGCGTCAGGCCAAGATGGAAGAACTCGAGGCCGACTTCCGCAACTCGATGCCAAGCACTGGTGCTGGGTTTACGAAGTCTCGAGTCGAATACAACAAAGCACTGTCGTTGGACATTCGCGTGATGGCCAAACACATCGATGATGTGATCCGCTTTGCACGCGTACAGCCAACGATCCGAGACACACTAAAGATCATCCGCAAGCGTGATTTTGCAGACACCATCACCAGGATGGACCCGACCGTCATCGAGGACATGATCCTGCCGTGGCTCAATCGATCTGCTCGTCAGATCACGAGCGAGGTAGGTATGAACCGTAGCGTCGATACATTCTGGCGCGCAGTTCGCAACCGCACTGGTATTGGCATCATGTTTGCCAACATCACCAACGCGTTGCAACAGGTAACCGGCTTCTTCCCTGCTTTGCTCAAGGTCGAAGGCAAATACATGAAGTCTGCCTTGGCCGACTACATGAAGAGTCCAACGACGCAATCTGAGTTTGTTGCTGAGTTGTCGCCGTTTATGGCTGACCGTATGAGCAATCAGATGGTCGAAGTGCAAGACATGATGAATGACTTGCTGATCAACCCAACCAAGTTTGACAAGATCCAGAAGTGGTCCAACAAGCATGGCTACTTCTTGCAACAGGCTTTCCAGAACTTTGTCGATGTGGTGACCTGGGTGGGCGCATATAACCAGACAGTCGCAGAACTTGGCGCAGATGTTGATGAGAAGTCAGCAAGCAACGAAGCGATCAAGCGCGCCGACGCCGCTGTGCGTATGACCCAGTCAAGCCTACAGCCTGAAGACTTGTCCGCGTTTGAGGTCGGTTCGCCGTTCTACAAGACGCTGATCCAGTTTTCTGGCTACTTCAACATGATCGCCAACTTGAATGCCAACGAGTACATCAAGGTCTTCCGCGACCTTGGCTGGCGTGGCCAAAAAGGCAAGTTGTTCATGACCTATTTGTTGGGCTTCGGCTTGCCAATGCTGGTCGCTGACGCCATTGTGCGCAGTCTTGGCGGCGGCTGGGACGATGAAGATGATGACGGCTACATGGATGTGTTCATGAGTTGGTTCTTTGGCTCACAACTGCGTGGTGCTGTCGCCCTGGTTCCGTTTGGTACTGCGGCCACCGTGCCATTCAACGCGTTCAACAACAAGCCCTATGATGACCGCATGACCACCAGCCCGTCTGTCTCAACGCTTGAGGGCGCGACGATCGGTGTGGTTAAGGCTGGCATCAACATCGCCGATTCAGACAAAGAGGTCACTGGCAAGAATGTGCGCGACATTCTGACCATGATCAGCCTGGTCACCGGCATCCCCGTAACCGTGCTTGGCAGACCAATTGGCTATGCCATCGATGTCGAGCGCGGCAAGATTAAACCCACCTCTGATGTCGACTACATTCGCGGGCTTGCCACTGGCAAAGCAAGCGAGTCGTCGAGACAGTAAGGTACCCGTATCCACAACCAGAATGCTTAGTCTCTTCACAATTGTCCAGGAGTTCCGTCCATGACCATCAGTTCAAATAGCCGGAAAGCCGGTCCGTTTATAGGTAACGGAACAGCCGCGACTTTCCCCTTTACATTCAAGGTCTTCCAGGCTTCTGACCTGGAGGTGGTGAAACTCACCGTTTCAACCAACATCGAAGCGATTTTGGTTCTAAACACTGACTTCACTGCATCCGTCAACGAAGACCAAAACTCAAGCCCTGGCGGCACGATCACACTGACTGCTGGCGCTTTGGCGACCGGCTTCAACCTGGTCATCACCTCGGACATTGAAAACCTTCAGCCAACCGACCTGACAAACCAGGGTGGCTTCTACCCTGAAGTTATCACTGACGCGCTTGACCGTGCAACGATTCAGATCCAACAGTTGCAAGAAGGCCTCGACCGTGCGGCCCTGTTGCCTATCACAAGCGCCGCTGATGCCGCCTCTTTGGTGGCTGACATTGTGCGTTTGGCTGACAGCGCAGACAACTTGGACATCGATGCAAACAACATTGCATCGATCAACGCTGTTGCCGGTAGCATTTCCAATGTCAACACCGTTGCGACCAACATCAGCAATGTGAACACCGTCGCTGGTGTGTCGTCCAATGTGACGACGGTCGGTACCAACATTGCATCGGTCAACACTGTCGCGGCTGACTTGAACGAGCCGGTGTCAGAGATTGAAACTGTCGCGGCCAACATCACGAATGTGAACACCGTCGGCACCAACATTGCCAATGTCAATACTGTGGGCGGCATCAGCGCCAATGTGACGACTGTCGCAGGCATCTCTGGTAGCGTTTCAACTGTTGCAACAAACAGCGCCAGCGTGGTGACTGCGGCAACCAACATTGCCAACATTAACACCGTGGCTTCCGATCTCAATGAGCCTGTCTCTGAGATTGACACAGTGGCCACGAACATCGCCAATGTAAACACAGTTGGCACTAACATCTCGAGCGTCAACACGACTGCCGCGAACAATACAAACATCACAACCGTTGCAACCAACATTGCCAATGTGGGCACGGTTGCAACCAACATTGCGAATGTGAACTCGGTTGCAGGTAACGCTACCAACATCAACGCAGTAGCTGGCAATAGCACCAACATCAATGCTGTTGCGACGAACTCAACAAACATCAATACTGCCGCGACAAACATCGCATCAATTACGACTGTTGCCAACGATTTGAACGAGCCAGTCAGTGAGATCGATACTGTTGCAAATAGCATTGCCAATGTGAACACTGTAGGCTCGAACATCGCCTCTGTGCAGACTGTTGCAGGCATTGCTGGTGATGTGAACACTGTGGCCGGCGTGGCGCCTAATGTCACGACCGTGGCAGGCATCTCGTCGAATGTGACTACAGTTGCAGGCGTTGCCGCGAATGTCACGACTGTTGCAGGCATTTCAAGCAATGTCACAACTGTTGCAGGCATCAGCGCAGATGTCACTGCCGTGGCAGGTGTAGCCGCAGACATTCCGACTGTTGCCGCCAATGTGGCCGACATCAGCAACTTTGCCGATGTGTACCAGGGCGCAAAGAGCACACCTCCAACATTGCGCAATGATGGCGGCGCACTGCAAATTGGTGACCTATATTTCAACAGCGTGAGCAACGCCATGTTCGTGTACGCGAGCACTGGTTGGGTGCCTGCTGGCTCGAGCGTGAACGGCACCAGCCGACGCTTCCGCTACATCGCCACTGCTGGCCAGACAACATTTACCGGCTCTGATAGCAACGGCAACACAATGGCCTATGACGCAGGCTTTGTTGATGTGTACCTCAACGGCGTGCGCTTGGACCAGACCGACTACACCGCATCGAGCGGTACCAGCATCGTGTTGGCATCTGCCGCCGCGTTGAACGACGAACTCAACATCGTTGCATTTGGCACATTCTCTGTGGCCAGCATCAATGGCGTCGACCTAATTAACGGCACGGTCAGCGCAAACAAACTTGCGGCTGGCGCGGCTGTGAGCAACATTGGTTACACGCCAGTCAACAAGGCTGGCGACACAATTCAAGGCGGGGCTTGGCTTGATTTTCAAACATCGGCAAGCGTTTCTTTAAAAGGCATTCGTGCAATTCCTTTTGGTTATGGCGCACCATACACAGCACTTCAAATTGGTAGCGGCATTTCTCCGCAAAATATTGCTCTCGGTGTAGATGTATCTGCCATTCCAGGAGGAAATTTTTCTGGATTAGGCAAAGATATTTTTGTGCCAAATTCAGCAAATTTCTTTACGCCAAATTCTGGAAACACAGATTTCATTGCGCCAATGCGTTTTGATTCTGGTGGGCGAGTTATAAAACCATTAACGCCAGCTTTTTTCGCTCGACGCAACTCTAGCCAAGGCGGCGGCGTGTATATAGGAGATGTTGTTGGACTAAATAATGGGTCGCACTACAACTCTTCAAATGGCAGATTTACTGCGCCTGTTACTGGAATATATTTATTTAGCGCGGCATTCCTTCCAAACTCAAGCACTGGAGCGCTTGCATACATTAGAAAAAATGGAACTCAGGTTTCAGACACTATGTATAACCTTGCGTCAGACAATTACGCCTCAACAGTTGTTCATGTTCAAATGACTGCTGGTGATTATGCAGATTTTTATTTGGCCAGCGATGGAACAGAGGGTGCTTATAGCCATTTTGGCGGTCATTTAATCGGCTAAACAAAAGGAAAAATCATGTCTCAATACAACATCACTCTTTCAACTTCAGAAGACAAAGCATTGTCGTTTGCGGCTGTCAGCCAGCAAGACTGGATGGACAACGCCATTCACGATCGTTGCCGCATCGCCATCGATGAGATCGCAAAGATCTGCGTCGAGCAGTGCCTGGCCAACAGCATCCAGATCCCTGGCTCGAAAGACGCCATGGTCGACCTCGCATTCCAGAATGGCTGGGTGATCACTGCCGCGCAACGCCAGGCCCAAGCCGAAGCAGAAGCCGCCGCACGATCACAGGCCGCGCAGACTGAAGGAGCGTAATCATGTCAATCGCTCGCAATATCGCTCGACTTGTCGTTGACAACGGAGGCGCATTGAGCGCATCAAATTTGGCTAATGCACCAAATCCAATTTTGCCTGGAACAGTTGCTTACTTGGGAATGAACAGCACGCCAACCGGATGGCTCAAAGCCAACGGCGCGGCTGTGTCACGAACGACCTATGCGGAATTGTTCTCTGCAATTGGTACAACTTATGGCATTGGCAATGGCTCGACCACATTTAACCTGCCTGACTTGCGTGGGGAATTTCCTCGCGGCTGGGACGATGGGCGCGGCATTGATTCTGGTCGTGCGTTTGGTTCATCTCAAGATCATGCTGTTCAGTCACATGTCCACAATTTGCAATCTTGGTATTCCACTGGTGGTGATGGGTCACAAAACCCAAACAACCAAGGTTATGGCGCGGCTGGACCTTATGGCGATAGCATTTCTACACGGACGCAAAGTGGAAACACGGCGTCAGAAACAAGACCTCGAAATGTTGCCTTGTTGGCGTGCATAAAATTTTAAGGATCAATGATGAAAAAAGTTGTTCAATTAAACGATGCAGGATATTTTTGTGGGCTATCTGATGCTGATGAATCACCTTTAGAGCCAGGTGTTTATTTGTACCCGGCAGGATCGTTTGATATTCCTGCTCCAATTGTGCCTGATGGTCAAATTGCAAAATGGCATAACGATTTATGGGTATTTGAGGAATTACCAAAGCCTGAGCCAGAGCCTGAAATAAAAGAATTTACCTATGCAGAGCATAGACTTTTAGCCTATCCACCAATCGCTGATTATTTGGACGGTGTAGTAAAAGGAGATCAGGCACAAATTCAAAAATATATTTCAGATTGTTTAGCTATTAAAGCTAAATATCCAAAGCCACAGGAGTAAGTTAAATGGACCAGACGCTGTTCAACTGGGTTGTAGGTGTTTGCGGATTTCTTGGAGGCTGGGTTTTGAAAGTTATCTGGGACGCGATCAAAGAACTCAAGAGCGACATCCGACAAATCGAGCGTGATCTGCCCGAGGTATATGTACGCAAGGATGATTTCAAAGAAGCCGTGCGCGACATAAAGCAAGACATGAAAGATGGCTTC